CGGATTGAAATACGCAGCATCACAGATTGTAATGTTGTCAAAGAAAAAAGACAAAGAGGGAACAGAAGTTGTAGGAAATATCATTCACTGTAAGATGCATAAGAGTCGAATGACAAAAGAAAATAAGATGGTTGATGTTAAACTTTCTTATTCTAAAGGTTTAGATCGCTATTACGGTCTATTAGATCTTGCTGAAAAATATGGCATCATTAAGAAGGTTAGCACTCGTTATGAACTTCCTGATGGAACTAAAGTTTTTGGTAAAACAATTAATGATGAACCAGAAAAATACTTTACAAAAGATCTTCTCGATCAATTAGAAGTTGCAGCTGCTCGCGAATTTAAATATGGACAAGAAACAAAGTCCGACGATGAATCAATTGAAACTACACAGAAGAAAGTAAATGAGAATCGAATCGACGATACTGAATCATCTATTGCATGATGATAGTTATGCACGAAAAGTTATTCCCTTTCTTAAAGAAAAGTATTTTGTAGATTCAAGCGAAAGGCTCGTTTTTAAACAGATCGAGTCTTTCGTATCAAAATATAATTCACTACCCACAAAAGAAGCACTTTCAATTGAGTTAAATAATTTGACCGGAGTTGGTGAGTCTGAGCATAAGCAATCTTCAGAACTCATCGACGCCTTAACTCCTCCAGAAAAGATAGACGAAACTTGGTTGCTCAATACAACTGAGAAATTCTGTCAGGAGAAAGCTGTATATAATGCTATTATGGATAGCATTCATATTCTTGACGGAAAAGAAAAGCGTCAGGATAAAGGAAATATACCACAGATATTGACTGATGCTCTTGCTATCTCTTTCGACAATCATATTGGCCATGATTTTCTAGAGGACTTTGCTGAGCGATATGATTTTTATCATCGCGTCGAAGAGAAAGTTCCTTTCGATCTGGATATGATGAATAAGATAACTCGCGGCGGATTTTCTAAGAAGTCGTTGAATATCATTATGGCTGGAACTGGAGTAGGTAAGACTCTAGCGATGTGTCATTTGGCTGCGTCGAATATGATGCTCGGAAAAAATGTTCTTTATCTGACTATGGAAATGGCCGAAGAAAAGATCGCAGAACGTATTGATGCAAATCTTTTGAACGTAGCTTGTGAAGATCTAGCCAATCTTTCGAAAGATATGTATGAAACGAAAGTTTCTAAAGTTCGTTCTAAAACTTCCGGAAAACTCATCGTAAAGGAATATCCAACAGCAACTGCTCACGTTGGGCATTTCCGCCATCTACTCAATGAACTAAACCTAAAGCGAACTTTCAAGCCAGATATTATCTACCTAGATTATCTGAATATCTCTATGTCTTCGAGAGTTAAACCTGGAGCAAATATAAATAGTTACACTTATATTAAATCTATCGCAGAAGAATTGAGAGGATTAGCAGTTGAATTCAATGTTCCTATCGTTAGCGCAACACAAACAACTCGATCTGGTTTTAGTAACTCAGATCCGGATTTAACTGACACCTCAGAATCCTTTGGTCTTCCAGCCACAGCAGACTTCATGATAGCACTTATATCATCGGAAGAACTACAAAATTTAAATCAATTGATGATTAAGCAATTAAAGAATCGATACAACGATCTTACGCTTCATTCTAAGTTCGTTGTCGGTATTGATAGATCTAAGTTTAGATTATATGATGTTGAGCAATCAGCGCAGGAAGATCTCATCGTAGATAAGCCAGCGTTTGATAAAAGTAAATTTGGTGCGCGTATGAATGAAGATGATTCTATGCGTTGGGCTACTAAAAAAATGGGTCGTAAAGACTTCAGCGGATTTAAATAGGGTGTAATATGGGAAAAACTTGGAGAAAAGAACGCTACGAATCAGACGAAGGATCAAGTCGTAGTTTTGCTAAAAGCCAAAAAAGGTGTTGGATTGAAGAAGATGAGGGTTATATCCAGAAAATTATTGATGAAATTTGGTATAAGCCCCCAGAATACGAAGATGAAGATGCGGAGAATAATAAATAGTGATATATCTTCATGGAGAGTCTGATGAGGAATTCTGTATCATTATCTTTGCGAAATGCTCCGAAAGGAACTCTAAAGCAATTTAGATCAGCTACACGATGGATATCCACTCATCTCCTGGGTAGTCGACTTTCAGAAGTAATATCTATACATCTAATATTCTGTAAGGATCTCTGTAAAAAAGAGTTCGTTTATGGAGATTGTGGCTGGGAAGATGATAGCTCTCCGCCAAGATTGTTTACGATACGCATAGATTCTAGTATGACGAGATTTCAACAATTCACTACATTAAGCCACGAATTGGTTCATATGAAACAATTCGCTAAAGGTGAACTTTATGATTATGCTTATCGCCCAGAAATTACTAGATGGAAACGAAGAAAGATTAATGTAGAGAAAACAGATTACGAAGATCTGCCTTGGGAAAAAGAAGCATACAAACTACAAAGAAGTCTAATTATTTCATGGGCTGAAGAAACAGGAAACACAAAATTCATACACAAAAAAAAATAGCCCTTTTGGTATTATAAATAAGTGTATGTTAAAATTCACAGAATTCATCGCAGAAGATATGAGAGCAAGTTCGCTTTCTATTTTCGATATAGACGATACGCTATTCCATACAACAACCAAAGTGTTCGTTGTAAAGGGTGATAGACGTGTTAGAACATTAACACCAGCAGAATTTAATGTCTATAAATTAAAATCTGGAGAAGAATTCGACTTCTCAGAGTTTCGTTCGGCTGAAGTATTTAACGCCACTGCGCGTCCTGTCGATACTGTATTTAAAACAGCAAAGAAGATGCTGAGTAAATTCAGAGACAGTCCTCAGAAAAAAATCATTATCATCACAGCTAGAGCTGATCTAGATGATAAAAAACTATTCCTAGCTACATTTAAGAAATATGGATTCGATATTAATCGTGTTCATGTTGAACGCGCGGGCAATAGAGATCTTCCTGGTCCTGCTGCAAAAGCACAGATCACTTCTGAGTATCTACAAAAAGGAAATTATACAGTTGCAAGAATGTTTGATGACGCTGTAAAAAATCTTCAATCCTTCCTTGCACTCAAAAGAGAATTTCCAAAAGTCAATTTCGAAGCATTCTTGATACATGAGAATGGTTCAATTACTAGATACGGTGGATAAAGGTGGCTGAAAAAAATATGAGGTTGGGCTATGTTGTTGAAGGTGTCATTATTGCGGCAGTAGGTGCACGTTTTATTAGTAAAACGAAAATAATTACATCTACTGATGTAATTAACTTTATAAAATTAATAAACAAGGCGCCATCCAAAGGTAATCAAACTTCTATCCTTAAGGTTGTCAAGTCGCTTTCACCAAATTTAAATCCCGCGATGATCGACCTTATTGAAACTGAAGTTGGATTAGCTAAGATATATTATGAATATCTAGTTGATCCAAAAAATTTACCCATTCTCCAACCTTATATTACTGGAGCAATATCCTTCGCTAATAGTGGTGTTGTTCGTGAATGGGCGGATATGTTTTATAAAAACAATCAAGAAAATCGTATCATTATTCGTGGAACAGGTATTTCTGGTCAAGCTGGCGCTACAAAAACGAAAGCTGATTTGAAAGTATTTGCTGGATTAAGAGCAAATAATAAACTCGCTGAAATTAATATAAATTTATCTATCAAATCTAATAACACAGCTCAATTTGGACAAGTATCTGGATCATTATTTGAAAATCAGCAAGATCTTTTCAAAAGTGTTCTACAAGTCGATATTGCAAGTATTAAAGCGGATTATAATAAATTAGCAGCGAAATCTGAAATTGATAAAGCTATTACGTTGGCGTATAAAACTGCTGCGTCAAAATTTAATAATATGAATATTTCCAAAAAAATTGAAGATATCAGTAAATCTCTCGAATATCATTCGACTCTTGGAGAATCAAATCTGATTACGGTTTCATTATCAAAAACTGGGAGTTCTACTTATTCTCCAAGTGTCGTTAGTCAAAAACTTAAAGAAATGAATCCAAAAACAATAAATGCAGAAGTTACAATGGATGCGACTGGAAAGCAGCCAAGATTGAAAGTTTTCGTGGAAAAAGATTATATCGTTCAAATTCGTAAAGGGAGCACTTCAAAGTCAGATGGAAGTCGTTATGTTAGAAATTACATCGAAGGTGGCAAATTATTTTTTGATCTAATACGAAAAGATTATAAATAGGTCATGATCAACCGCAGTTAGGCTTAGGTAAACCTGCGAAAAAGGAGATATTATGCTAAGATTTACTAGTTTCCTCGCTGAAGCAACAAAACAGCGGGGAATATCACATATAGAACACCCGGCCGATCGAACATTCGACGGTCCAGACGCTGCTCATCACGCTCTCAATACTATCAAGGGCGTGGCTTCAGGCAAAACTCCAATCACCCGTAAGATCGACGATAAGATGTCTTATCAAGCGATTCGAGATAAAAATGGTCGCGTTGGAGTTAAATACAAGGGCGCAGGATCACATTACAATTTCTCTCATTCAGATATTGATAAGCAACATGGTCATAAGCCATATCTTGCTCATCCGCTTCATGCTCTTCTGAGCCACGTCGGAAAAGTTCTTCCAAAAGGACATGGCGAATATCAGGGTGGCTTTATGAGCACTCCAGAAACAAGAGCTACATCTGGCGGAAAGATTTCACATACACCAAACACTCTGAAATACGAAACTGATGCTAAATCTGAAGAAGGTAAAAAACTTAAGAAATCTAAAATAAGCACAGTTATTCATACAAAAATAGACGCAGAAGGACACCCTCATCCAATTACCGAGGCGGTTGATATTACAGAGGCCAAAGGTTTTGGCAGCCATCCTGACGTTCATCAGGTAGATCACATTGTCGGAAAAGATGAGCGCAAGTTATCTCCAGAACATCAAAAAGCTGTAGACCATCATGTCGGAGAAGCTGAAAAGTTGATGAAGAATCATACGTATGGTCATCTGGCTGGTCATGAAGGTCATTTAAGAACTTACATTAATTCTACTGTTCGTTCAGGAGAAACTCCTAGCGTTCCAGCATACAAAGCTCATTTGGCTGCTCATCACGACAAGCAGATTGCCGCAGTTAAGATGGAAAAAACAAAGGCTGTTAAAACTGATGAGAAAAATAATTCTCTATCACACGTAGATAAGCATAAAGGTGCGTTTCAACGTTCCTTCGATATTCACCATCACGTTCAACAAGCTACTAATCATTTAGCTAGAGGATTAGATGCTGCATCCAAACACCCATTCCAAACTTCCATCGAAGGAAACAAAAGCGGTGGTGAAGGCTATGTAGCGAATGGACTTAAGGTTGTTGATCGCACAGGTTTCTCTGCAGCTAATTTAAAAGCAACCGATAGATTTAAAAAGAAATGAAAACACTTTCTCAATTATCAGAAGCAACTAAAGCTGATCAACATCATGTGACTGCATTTGGACGTCTGAATCCTCCAACAACAGGTCATATGCAGTTGATTAATAAAGTTCATTCAGTTGCAAAAGAGCATGGTGCAGATCATTCAGTTGTTGTATCGCATTCTCAGGATCCTAAAAAGAATCC